GCGCCCATTTAGCATAATCGCGCGGATCGATAGGTTTACCAGATGTCCACGCGGTAAATGCTCCAGAGTCAATAATTACGCGAGGGCGGAGATCGATAACACTGTACTCAGTGTTATCGATCTCCTTTTTATCTGCGAATGTAGCCAAATGATTTTGAGATTCTGGTTTAACTTGTTGTTCCATCTCGCGATCGGCGCTATGCCCTGCTAAATGTATATTCATGTCCCATACTTTTTCTTTAGCTTTAACTTCATTAGGATCTGCATAAGTGGTCAAATGTGATTCAATCTGAGGTTTTACCTCAGATTGAATCACACCGTTCTGAGATGGTAATCCTGCGAGATGTATATTCATGTCTTGATGCTCCGCAATGGTCTGATGCTTGGCATCAGACCATTGCGGTTCTTGATTTTGATAAGCATAAGAAAATAGATGATCGCGTTTTTGTTCTTCTGGTAATAGCGATTTGATATTGAAATTACCATTTAGCTTTGCAGTAGTTTCGGTTAAATGTAATTTCACAAGTTCATCCCAATGGCGCTCAAAAAAAGATAATGCTCTAAATCTATTTTCATAACTCAGTAACTCGGAAAAATGCTTTTCTTCTATTAATAAAGTTAACTCGTTAAATCCTCCACCTCTGCCCCCCCCCCGAATTTGCTAGATGTATCCTCACGCTCTAATACTCCATAGCGGATCGTCAATACCAGATTCTTTAAACCCGCGATCGCGCAAAATACAAGCATGACATTTACCGCACCCGCCATTTACTCCGTTGTAACAGGTGTGAGTCTGCAAGAAAATCTCATCAAAGCGATCACCTAAGACTTGTTTAGCCAGATGGACAGAATCAGCTTTGTTTAAACTCATTAGCGGCGTATGAATTTTAAAGCTATCAGGTTTACCGTAAATCGCCTCACTAAGAGCGATCGCCGTTGCGTCTATAAACTTCTGTCTACAATCCCAATAGCCCGCAAAATCTTCCTCACATACACCCATAAAGATGTCAGTAACACCAAGGATGGCGGCGCGATTTGCTGCGATGGTCAGAAATAATAAATTCCTGCCCTCTACAAATGTCGGCTCTACTCCTTCAGGTAATTGAGTTACCGAGTCATATTGTCCAACCTGATTATCAGACACCAAAGGAGAGCTACCTTTTAAAATTGCCTCCATGTGGACAATCTCATGCGATTTAACGCCGATCATTTTAGCTACTTTAATCGCCGACTCAATCTCAATTTTATGGCGCTGTCCATAGTTAAAAGTAACTGCATGGACTTCTTGATATTGCTGTGCGGCGATCGCAAGGCAGGTAGTAGAATCTTGACCACCACTAAGAATTACGAGTGCTTTCGACATGATTAATTAATCCATTCCACCATATTTGTTGAGTTGATTCAGTCTTTTGATAAGCATAGGATAGCAAACCATTTAGGTATTTTTCTTGAGTTAAAGCGATTGCTGCCATTTCTGCTTGTAGCAAACTATGGGGGGGGATTAGGTGTATTCTCATAGCATTAACACCGTACATCGGTTTTCAGTCTCCCAAATCGTGACAGATAAAACGGTGATATGTTTATCCCATTTCATTTGTGCAAAATAGCGGCAAATATCTTCAGTCGCGCCATACTCATAACCTTGTAAATCATTAATGATTTCTGGTAATAATTCAGTATGTGTAATCACTTTTTTTTCTGCTTCAACTAAGTCGATCGCATATAAAGATGACGCAGGGCAAAAAGCTGATAGATGTATTTCTACTCTAAAATTATGCCAATGGGCATCAGTCCAAATAGGCGGGTTAAAGTGTCTGCGCTTAAATGTATGACAGATTTTAGATTCAAACTTTAACGCACGTTTAGGATTTTGTGAGTCTGGAGCGATAGCCGACAGGTAGGGTGGCTCTTTAGAATCTCGAAGATTAGCGGGATAGTGCGATCGCGTGTTGTCCATTCTGGTTGTAAGTATACTTGTAGATTTAAAATGTCACGTTCGTAAAAGTCTAACTCAGTACCATCTGCAATCACGATCTTAACTTCATTAGCACGCTGCCAAAATCGTTTATCTACTGGGAATTTAGGGTTAAGATGTTGTTTAGGACTAAGGGTAATCCATACACGATCATCTATCTCTTGCCAAAATGATCCACTAGTCTCAAGATGCACATGACGATTGTTGTCTAAAAGAGCTTTAATAAGATCGGGTAGTTGTTTGTTAGTAAAAGGTTCGCCGCCAGAAATAACAACATTAAGGCTTTTTAGTTCACTCAGTAAACTAGGTATACTTTGTTGATAACCTTTTATTTGATTTCCATTAGCGTAACCAGTATCACAAAAATGGCAACCTACAGGACATCCCGCCAGTCTGATAAAATCGATAGGTAAGCCTACCCAATGCCCTTCACCTTGCACGGTTTCCTGAAATGTTTCATGAATTAAGATATTCATTAGCTATTTAATAATAATGATTTTATTCTACATACAAATGAATGACAGTAAAAACTAAAGCCAAACCGTACGATCGCCAACCCAACGAAACAGATAAGAGTTGGGCGGCTTTTTGTATCTATAGGGATATGGGGCGCGATAGGAGTGCTGAAAAAGTTAGGCTTAAATTAGGTCATGGCTCTCGCATAATTGTAGAGCGATGGTCATCTAAATACTCATGGGTTAAGCGTTGCAGCGCTTTTGACGATAACGAGCTAGAAAAAGAGTCAATCATGCTGCAAAAAGAGCGATTAAATCGTCGTTTGCAGATGGAAAGAGATGCATGGAATCGGCGCGATAAGCTCATCAAAAAAGCTGACACCATCGCTAGAGTGCCATTACTCAGACCAGAGACAAGTGAAGATGGTACTCAAATATTTATGCCTACGGATAAATGGAGCGTGAAGGATGCGATCGCCTTTTACGAGTACTCTGATAAGCTTGGCATATTTGCAACGGGCGGCGAAAAGCCTAAAATGGATATCATTGACGCTATTAACTTTTTAGCTACTAATGATGTATTACCTCCTGAGTTTGCGGTTATTGCGTCACAAGGAATAGAGAAATTTAAAAATCTGCTTAGGGAATTGCTTAAAAATGGGACTGGCGACGTTAACGAACAGTTTGAACCGACAGAACCGATCGGCAATTTCTCGGACATACTCAGGGAAGGAACCGATACAACTCCACCCATTGCAACAGAGGATCAGCAACAGCCAAGCTAAGTACACGATCGCTGTATCAGGTAGACGTTTTGGTAAGACGGTATTACAGATATTCAAGGCGCTAAAACGAGTAGAGATGGGTGCGCCTTACAACCCCGTTGCGCCGCCTATAGTTATACTTGCAGAGCCAACATTGGTTATGGCTCGTAAGCTGCTATGGAAGCCATTACAGAACTTGCTAACAGGGCATAAGACCGTTAAAAGTATCAGTAAATCAGAGTTTACGATTACCTTTAATAACCCCGATCCGTATAAGTTTTATATGCCTGACTTAGTGGTTATGGGGTTGAACGATGGTGATGGCGATCGCGCTCGTGGTTCTCGTATTTGGCACTTAGGCGGGGATGAGTTTCAAGATTGGAAAACAAGTATATTTGGTGAAATCATTCAACCCGCAATGTCTGACACTGAGGGTAGCACAGCGCTTTTATCTGGCACTCCTAAAGGTAAGATGAATCACTTATACAGTGCTTTTGAGAATGCGATTGCCGCAGATCCTTATACATGGAAGGCTTTTAAGTTTAAGAGTGCTGATAATCCATACCTTAAAAAAGCTGACTTAGAATTACTTGAGCAAACTCTTTCAGCCCGTCTATACCGTCAAGAGATGGAAGCGAGCTTTGAGACGTTTGAGGGACAATTCTTTGAGACATTATCTGAATCGCACATCATCAGTAATAGCGAGTTGCCTAAGGATTTTATTTATCGCATATTGTCGGTAGATTGGGGCGCGGTAAATCCTAGAGCCTTGGTAGTTTGCGCCTTTATCAAAGATGGCTTTTATTATTGGTTTGTGGTCGATGAATGGCGCGTGCCTAGGACGATGCAGGGGCAAGCAATATTAGAAGATGACTTTTTATACGAGTGCCATAAATTAGCAATGAAGTGGCAGGTTAATCGCGCTTTTGGTGATCCATCTCGACCTGATGCGATCAAATCATTACGAGTATGGAAACCAAAAGAGGGGCAAGTATTTAAGGAACCATTCAAGAATTACTGCTCAGAAGTTAGGGGCGCAGTCAATGACTTCATTAAGGGTATTGACTTAATGAGTTCTGACTTTTACCACGAACGGATCAAAATTGTCGATACATTGCCTCAATTCTTTGAGGAGTGCCAATCGTATCACCGCAAAAAGGATAAGTATGGCAATATCACTGAAGAAGAAGCAGATAATCAAGTGACGCATGGTATCGACTGTTTGCGGTATGCGATCGCTTCTATGCCTCCCGTTAATCGTCAATCAAGCTTTGGCAGTAGCAGGGCCATGTAACCCGTATTTTTCGATAGCTCTATCTAAAAGCTTGTCTGATATTGGTACATAAACACCATCTTCTAAGCACCAACTAGGACAATAGCATCTATACCAAACTGCAATACTTTGCGAGTCTGGTAGTCCATTGACAGCATAAACATAAAATATATAAGCGTCGATAATTTTACATTTTTCTGGTTTGTCGTCTTCTCCTCTAAATAGAAATTCAAAGCCATCAGGATATTTGCGATATTTTTGCGCCAACTCATCAAGCCTTACTTTTAATTCCTGTCTGTGAGATTGGATAAGATCAAAAGCTTCGTTCTGTATATCATCCATGATTGTTACCCATTAAATTTGTTACTTAAAAAGCGCCATATCACTACAGCGCTTTTTTGTTGGTTGAGTTAGCTAATTAGCTAAGTCCTAACCCTCTCTTCACTAAGTCCATCGGATCGGCTGTGCGGTTAAAGTCACTCGTTTGGCGCTTGCCACTGCCATTAGGGATATTGTCACCACTAGCGCGATTATGTGGCTTTGCTGCTGATGGCTTCTTAGCTGCAATCTCGTTAGCCCAGTCTTCAATCGTGAATGGCACAGTTTTCTTATCCACAACCTTAAAGCGCTGAGTGCGATCTTTGACTGACTCAACCACAATCACCTCAAGATCGCCGTCTTCGTTTTCCACTGCTTCCAACTGCTTAGCGTATGCAGGGTTATTGGTGAAGTCATCAAGAAATTCAGATTTAAAAACCTGAGCAAAAGCGGCTTTAATTTCTTTTTTGATGAATTGCTCTTTAAACTTAGCGTCTTTTTCTTCTAGCCTTTGCAGCGCCTCCTCTTCACGTTTCTTGGCTGCTGCTTCTTTGGCTGCTGTTTCCGTTAACAGACGCTCCTTTAATGACTCAAAATCACCCGTCCGCTTGGCTCGTTCTTCTTCGTCTAAACGCTCCCTTTCCCTAAGTTGAGCCTCAAGTTGTTTAGCTCTTTTTTCTGCTGCATCAGCTTGTAAACGCAACTTTTTAAGTGTGACTTTTACTGTCTCGTTCTCTTCAGATTCTGGCTGCTTAACTTCATCCGTAGCGCCACTGCTAACACCATCGGTAGAGTCTGCGCCGACTTCTTCATTCTGGTAGAAATAGTTTCTAAATTTAAATCGCATATTCAAGCTCTAGTATGTTTTCCTGATAAACTCGCATAATGCTGTAGTTGCAAATTGTCGATAAGCCATTGCCGATCGCCATTGTATAAAGCCATTGTAGCTCTAAGATCGGAGCCACTTTGTTTTGTAATACTGTAGAACGATGGAACAGATTGACTGGTTACCCCAAGACTGCCATCGGTCATCTGAGAATCGATAGTAGTTTTGTATGTGTCTAACCCATCAAGCTTTGATTGTACCTCAGTTATAGCACTTACCCCGTAGGTGTCTTCGTAGGTTGTGAGAGTGTTTTCAATTAGAGTGTAATAGTCGCGTGTGAGATTGAGGTATTTCACGATGCGATCGCGATCGTTATTTGTCCATGTTTGTGTCATAGTGGCTTAGTCCTTGGT